CGGTGACGTGGGCCGAGATCACCAAATGGCTGTCCATGTCCCTCAACACCCACTGGTTCGAGGTGAGCGCAACGCGGGTGCTGCCGGCCAAGTGGATCGCAGAACTGGTCGAGCGCGACCTGAAACTGGGCACGCGCTACTGGGGCGTCGAGGGGCGGCTGTGGTCAGCAGAGAACCCGGACAGTTACGCGGGCGTGCACAACTTCGCGGGCGTCATGCTGGTGTTCGATGAGGCGAGTGGCATAGATGACAGTATATGGGCGGTGGCCAGCGGTTTCTTCACGGAGAATACTCCTAATCGTTTCTGGCTTGCTTTTAGCAACCCCCGCCGAAACTCAGGATATTTCTACGAGTGCTTCAACAGCAAGCGCGACTTCTGGCGAAACAAGGTTGTTGACGCTAGAGGCGTGGAGGGAACTGACAAGGCCGTTTATCAGCAGATCATCGACGAATACGGACCCGACTCCGCACAGGCGCATGTGGAGGTCTACGGGGCGTTCCCGAACGCATCGGATGACCAGTTCATACCGTCATCGCTGGTCATGGACGCGCAGTCACGGCCACCATCGCAGGACCAGAGCGCGCCGATAGTGGTGGGCGTGGACCCGGCGCGGTTCGGGGCGGACGCCACGGTCATCGCTATCAGGCAAGGCAGAGACATCATCGGCATCCGGCGCTACCGAGGCGACGACACCATGGAGGTGGTCGGGCGCGTGATCGACGTGATCGAGGAGTTCAAGCCGACGCTGGTGGTGGTGGACGAGGGCGGGCTGGGGGCGGGCGTCGTCGACCGGCTCAAGGAGCAGCGTTACAAGATCAGGGGGGTTAACTTCGGGCAGAAGTCGGCCAAGCCCATCATGTTCGGGAACAAGCGAGCCGAGATGTGGCACGCCATGCGCGAGTGGCTGAAGACGGCGTCGATCCCCAACGACCGGTTTCTGAAGTCGGACCTGACCGGGCCGATGATGAAGCCGGACAGCAAGGGGACCATCTTCCTGGAGAGCAAGAAGGACATGAAGGCGCGTGGCTTAGCATCTCCAGATGCTGCGGATGCGATTGCCGTGACGTTCGCATACCCCGTGGCCCACCGCGAAGCGCGCCCGATGGACAGGCGACCGCGACTAAGTTATGGTGGCGGGGCTAATTCTTCTGGATGGATGGCGTCATAATGGCTGGCAAGAAAGCAACCCCCGCATCAGGCACGGGCCGCGTCATGGGCGACGCACAGATGAGTTCAAGCAGCCCGGCAACGTATGGTTTTTTGCCGCCGGGGTCGGAAACCCGCGAGTTTGCGCCGGGGCCGGCTACGCCACCAAACATGAATATGGCAGCCATGCGCGGGTACACCCGCAACGCTCCATACATGGAAGAAGTCCTTAGCGATCCGCAGACCATCATGCGCGAGATATACGGATTACAGACAGCCATGGCGCGTAATCCTGGCGCGGCTGACGAAACAAGCGCATATCGGCTACGTATTCTTCAGCAGGCGTTGCAAGACATCTATGGAATGCAGCCATCGCGCTCCGACGTGTTTACCGCTCGCGCGGTAGGCCCAACTACTCCGATGCGCTAATGCCTAAATCTGTCTCATTATCCGTAGGGCGCGGCGAGAAGCTGCCGACGAAGCAGGGCGCTGGCCTGACCGCCAAGGGACGCCAGAAATACAATGCTGCGACGGGCAGCAAACTGAAGGCCCCCGCGCCGAACCCCAAGACGGAAGCCGACAAGGGGCGTAAAAAGTCCTTCTGCGCCCGTATGGGCGGCGTCGTGGCTAAGTCGAAGAATCCAGAACGCGCTAAAGCCTCGATGCGGAGATGGAACTGTGGCAAGTAAGCCGGGGCTCTACGCCAACATCCACACCAAGAAGGCCCGCATCAAGGCCGGGTCGGGCGAAAAGATGCGCAAGCCGGGGGCCAAGGGCGCTCCAACGGCCGACGCCTTCAAGCAGTCCGCCAAGACAAGGAAGAAGTAATGCCCCTCGTCAAGTCATCCAGCAAGAACGCTTTTCGCAAGAACGTGGCGACTGAAGTGAAGGCGGGCAAGCCGCCGAAACAGGCCGTGGCAATCGCCTACTCGGTCAAGCGCGCGGCTCCCAAGAAGGGCAAGTCTTGTGGCAAATGACGTAACCGCCGCTGGCAAAGTGTCCGAGGCCGACGATACGGATCGTCTGGCCACCATGCGCCATCGCTTCACGGTGGCGCAGACGGCTTATAGTGACAGCCGCGAGGACGAGCTCGACGACCTCCGGTTCATGGCCGGCTCGCCCGACAATGCATGGCAATGGCCGGCGGACGTGCTGGCGACCCGCGGCGCGGTGCAGGGGCAGACGATCAACGCGCGGCCGTGCCTGACGATCAACAAGCTCCCGCAGCATGTGCGGCTTGTCACCAACGAGCAGCGGCAGAACCGCCCGACTGCCCGCGTCATCCCCGCCGACGAGCAGGCCGACCCCCGCGTGGCGGAAATCTTTGACGGCATCGTGCGGCATATTGAGTATATGTCCGACGCCGACGTGGCCTATGACACCGCCTGCGACAACCAGGTCACTTACGGTGAGGGTTACATCCGCATCCTGACGGAATATACGAAGGAAGACTCCTTCGATCAGGACATTCGTATTGGCCGCGTCCGTAGCTCGTTCTCGGTCTACATGGACCCGATGATCCAAGACCCCTGCGGTCAGGACGCCGAGTGGTGCTTCATTACGGAAGACATCCCCAAGGCTGAGTATGAGCGCATGTATCCCGACGCCACCCCGGTCACGGGGATGATGTCGCAGGGCGTGGGCGACCAAAATCTGTCTCAGTGGCTCACGCAGGAGACGGTTCGGATTGCTGAATATTTCTATATCGAACACCGCAAAGCGACGTTGAACCTCTACCCCGACAATATCACCGCGTTTGACGGGACGCCCGAAGATAAGCGCCTCAAGGCGGCCTATGGCAAGCCATTGCGCTCGCGCGAGAGCGACCGCCGACAGGTCAAGTGGGTCAAAACCAACGGCTACGAAGTGCTGCAAGAGCGCGACTGGGCGGGCAAGTATATCCCCGTCGTCCGCGTCGTCGGCAATGAGTTTGAGGTGGACGGGCAGCTTTACATCAGCGGGCTGGTGCGCAACGCCAAGGACGCCCAGCGCATGTATAACTACTGGGTCAGCCAAGAAGCCGAGATGCTGGCGCTGGCGCCCAAAGCGCCGTTTATCGCCTATGGCGGTCAGTTCGAGGGGTATGAGAACAACTGGAAGACCGCCAACACCAATAACTGGCCGTATCTTGAGGTAAATCCTGATGTCACCGATGGGGCCGGAAACCCCCTCCCCCTCCCTGAACGCGCCCAACCTCCGATGGCTCAAACGGGCCTTATCCAAGCCAAGATGGGGGCGGGCGAGGACATTAAATCGACCACTGGCCAATACGATAGTAGCATTGGGGCGACTTCCAACGAACGGACGGGTCGTGCGATCCTGGCTCGGGAAAGGCAAGGCGACACGTCTACTTATCATTATGTCGACAATCTCTCGCGGGCGGTGAAATACGTTGCGCGGCAGTTGGTTGATCTGATCCCCAAGATTTACGACACGCAGCGCGTCGCCCGTATCATCAACGTCGAGGGTGATGTCGACATGGCGCGCATCAACCCGGCGCAGCCGGAGGCGGTCAGAAGTGTCGTAGACCAGAACGGGATTGAAATCGCCAAAATTTACAACCCGAACGTCGGCACTTACGACGTTCAGGTGTCTTCCGGCCCGAGCTACATGACCCGTAAGCAGGAAGCCATGGACACGATGGGTCAGATTTTGCAGACCAACCCGGCTCTTTGGAGCGTTGCGGGCGACCTGTTCGTTAAGAACATGGACTGGCCGGGTGCGGAGACAATGGCCAAACGGTTTGAGAAGATGCTCGACCCGAAAGTGCTGCAAGACACCGACGAGTCGCCGGAAGCCCAGGTCATGCGCCAGCAAATGGAGCAGATGGCGCAGGCCATGGAGCAGACAACCGCGCAGATTCAGCAACTTATGCAGTCGTATGAAATGCAAAAACTGGCGATTGACGAGCAGAATAGCCAGATCAAGGCTTACGAGGCTGAAACCAAGCGGATTCAGGTTACGCAGCCCGCCATGACGCCCGAGCAGATTCAGGACATCGTGCAGGGCACCATCGCGGCAGCGCTGGATATGGGCGATATTGTCCCTAATAGCCCGCCCATGCAGACTTTACCGGAGTTTGAACAATGAGTTGCGCTGATTTGATTGGGCAACTGTTTTTGGCGCGGGATGTGACCCATTCTGTGCATCTGAACACGCGGTCCTATGCCAAACACAAGGCTCTGGGCGGCTTTTATAGCAGGGTCATCGACCTGACGGATGATTTGGTAGAAACCTATCAGGGTCGGCATGGTCTTATCGGGCCGATTACGCTCCATTCGGCGGAAAAAACAGGAAATGTCGTTGAATTTCTTGAAGATTCGCTGAAAAAGATTGAAAAAGGCCGGGAAGAGTTCGGCGACGATACGGCCATTCAGAACATTGTCGACGAGATAGTTGGCTTGTATCTGAAAACGCTGTATAAATTGAAATTCTTGGCGTGAGGCTGACATGGAACTTTTGAATCCGCTTGCTGACGGTAACTTTCCGGGGCGAACCATCACTTATACCGGCACGGCTGGGTCTACAGCAACATGGCCGGCGGGCCCGCAAGGCGTTGTCGTATGGGCCACAACTGCATGTTATGTGATTGTCGGCGAGGGCGTCACGGCTACGACAGCGTCTACTCCAATTCCGGCTAATACGCCAATTCCGTTTACTGTGCCTTCCGGTACGGGTTCACCTTGGCGGGTTAGCGCTATCCAAGTATCTTCCGGGGGGTCGGTTTATTGTAAACCGATTAACATTCGATGAGTTTTGGTGTCGCCCTTCGAAATGCCGTCTCCATCGGGCTCGGCGGTATTATTAGTTTCGTATCCGGCGACACAAGCATTGCTCCGGCTATCTCTGACGGCATACTTTTGGAAAATAACGTCGATTTTCTTATGATGGAAGACGGCGCCAGCTACCTGTTGCAAGAGGCATAAAATGGCCAATACCAGCATTTCTAACCTCGCAGCGGGCGCAGCCGTATCCGCGACAGATATTGTGCCGAACGTGCAAACGGCCGGCGTAGGCCCAGTAAAGACGACTGCGGCGCAACTTAAGACATTTATGAGCAACAGCCCAACGCTTGTAACGCCCGCTCTTGGCGTAGCCAGCGCGACAAGCATCAATAAGGTTGCGATTACTGCGCCTGCGTCCGGATCGACGCTAACAATAGCTGACGGCAAAACTTTAACAGCAAATAATACATTGACGCTTGCTGGCACGGACAGCACGACGATGACGTTCCCGTCTACGAACGCGACGATCGCGCGAACAGACGTCGGGCAAACATTTACAGGGTCACAGACCTTTAGTGGCGACACTTTTAGCTTTACGTCCGCCGTTAATTTCACTCCTCAACTTACAGTCTGGAATCAAACGGCGAACGGTAATTCTGCCTATTACATACTGCAAAAATCGCGCGCCGCAAGCGGCGCGGGCGCGGCAGTTTCGGTGAACGATACGCTAGGAATTATTTTGTTCCGAGGCGCGGACACAGGCGGCGTTATTCGTAATTGTTCCAACATACAATCTATAGTAACCGCTGTAGGCGCGTCTTCGGTAGATAGCGCGATAAGATTTGTGACTACAGGCACCACATCATACGTCAACTATTTGATTAATAACGTAGAAACGGTTCGTTTTGATATTTCTGGCAATATTCTCTTGGGGACAACGACTAGCCCCACCACTGGCACGCAATGTCTTACTATAGAAACAGGCACCGCACCAACCGCGACGCCAGCGGATACGGTAACAGTATATTCAACTGACAGGAGCGCGGGAAATACGATTCCGTCTATTTATTGTGAAGGAACTGGCGTCACCGACGCCGCTATAACTAACGTAACAGTAACGAATAAGATTGCGGTCAGAGTAAACGGAACAATATATTATCTTCTTGCCACCACCAGCGATGCGTAAGGCAAAACAATGAGCAACCAATATAAATGGGTCATTTCTCAACTAGAATGTTACCCGGAACACAGCGGCTTCTCGGACGTTGTTTTTAGTATTCACTGGCGACGTCAGGCGACTGATGGCATACGTTCTGCTGAAATATATGGCTCGCAATCAATAGCTTTGTCTAATGAAACATCTTTTACGCCGTATGCTGATCTGACATTAAATCAAGTTGTTAGTTGGCTTGAAAGTGCTATGGGCTCTGACAAAGTTGCTGAGCTTAATACACTTCTTGATAATAAAATCGAGGAGATTAAAAATCCTGTTATTGTACGCCCCACGCTGCCGTGGGTGTAATTAAAACGGCGCGGGAGGTTGTCTGCTCGGCCCGCGCTGTTCTCCACCGGGCAGATATACCTTGGAGAAGGTTATGTTTACTATAGATGAGCTTCAGAAGCTCTTGCAGATGCTGGACATCGCAACGAAAGCTGGCGGCCTCGCCATAGCTAACGAAGCGCTTCCCTTGGCACTTAAAATTCAAGACCTTGCAAATGGTATTGTTGACGCCCGCGCTGAAAAAGCGTAATATTTGTAAACCGACTAGCCGGATAGCTAGGTAAAGGAGTATCGCCTTGAGCGACGAAGAACAGGCTGTAGTGGAGATCAGCCCCGCGCCGGAACCGGAAGCCACGGCAGCACCGGAGACCGCTGTAGAGACGCCGGAGGAACAGCAGCCTACAAAATCGTTCACTCAGGAAGAGCTGGACGCCATTGTAAGCAAGCGCCTTGCAAGAGAACAGCGGAAATGGGAACGTGAGCAGGCCCAACGGCTTGCGGAGCAACAGGTCAGACAACCTGTCGCACCTCCTGCGGACCCCAACGATTTCGAGTCGGCTCAGCAATACGCGGAAGCGTTGGCGGAGCAGAAGGCTCGGGAGATGTTGGCTCAGCGCGAGGCCGCAAGGCAACAGGCTGAGATCATTGAGTCCTATCGCGACCGTGAAGAGGAAGTGAGGGAAAAATACGAAGACTTCGAGCAAGTCGCGTATAACCCCAATCTACCCGTCACGGACGTTATGGCTCAGGCTATTCAGGCTTCTGACATTGGCCCCGAGGTAATCTACTTCCTCGGCTCCAACCCGAAAGAAGCCAGCCGTATATCCCGTTTGTCGCCCGTCTTGCAGGCAAAAGAGATCGGTAAGATTGAGGCCAAACTGGTCGACAATCCGCCGGTCAAGAGGACATCAACCGCGCCAGCGCCTCTTGCGCCTGTCACGGCAACCCGGTCGAACTCTGGCCCGAGACGAGACACGACGGACCCCCGGTCCATAAAAGAAATGTCGACGTCGGAATGGATTGAAGCGGAACGTCAGCGACAGATCAAGAAGTGGGAAGCGCAGAATCGGAGATAAGGAATGTCTAATTCGCTTCTTACCATTGACATGATTACTCGCAAGGCCCTTGAAATCCTTGAGAATAATCTTGTCCTGACCCGCACGGTCAACCGCCAGTATGACGACTCTTTCGCCGTTGAAGGCGCGAAGATCGGCTCGACCCTCCGTATCCGTCTGCCCGACCGCGCGCTGGTCACGGACGGCGCGGCGCTTCAGGTGCAGGACGACAACGAGCAGTACACCACGCTCGCGGTTTCCAGCCAGAAGCACATCGGCGTTAACTTCACGACCGCCGAACTGACCATGCAGCTCGACGATTTCGCCGAACGTGTTCTGAAGCCGCGTATTTCGCAGCTCGCGTCGTCCATCGACGCCGACGTTGCGAACGCCTTCAAATATATCGGCAACTCGGTCGGCACGCCGGGCACGACCCCGGCTACCTCGTTGGTTCTGCTTCAGGCTCAGCAGAAGCTCAACGAGAACGCCGCTGTCATGTCGCCGCGCTATGCGACGGTCAACCCGGCTGCAAACGCCGCGCTGATCGAAGGCATGAAGGGCCTGTTCAACCCGGTGTCCACTATTGCCAAGCAGTTCAAGAGCGGCATTTTTGGCGAAGGCATCCTCGGCTACGATGAACTGAATATGTCGCAGTCAATCAAGCAGTTCACGACTGGCTCGCGCGCTGGCACGGTTACGGTCAATGCTACGGTCACAACTGAAGGTTCCACGACTGTCGTTTTGACAGGTCTTACTACGACCACGATCAAGGCTGGCGACGTGTTTACCATCGCTGATGTCTATGCCGTTAATCCGCAGACCCGTGAGTCGACTGGTTCGCTGTATCAGTTCGTGGCTTTGGCTGACGTTACCGCGTCGACCACTGCTTCGGTCACTGTCCCGGCGATGTATTCGGCTTCGCAGGCTCTGGCTACGGTCGACGCTCTGCCGGTTTCTGGGAAGGCCGTGACCTTCCTCGGCGCTGCTTCGACGCAGTATCCGCAGAACCTGGTCTACCACAAGGACGCCATCGCGTTCGCCACCGCCGACCTTCTGCTTCCGCAGGGCGTCGATATGGCATCGCGCCAGGTCCATAACGGTATTTCGCTCCGCGTTGTCCGTCAGTATGACATCAACAACGACCGACTGCCCTGCCGTATTGACGTTCTGTATGGCTACAGCGTCATTCGTCCGCAGATGGCGGTTCGTCTTTGGGGCTAATAGGAGGGGCGCAAGCCCCTTCTTTCATCTCAGATTAAGGAGCAATGAACCATGGCTATTACTACGCAGGGTGCGTCTTACCCACTTGAATCGTTTGGCCCGACTCCGCCTCTTTCCCAGGGCACGGGCGGCTATCAGCTTGGCGCCGGCAACCTCAACGAACCGTTGATGTTTGCTACGGCGGTCCCGGCTACGGCGACCGCGTCGGCTACTCTGACGGCCAACCAGGTGCTTAACGGCATCCTGCTTGGCTCGCCGGGCGGCACGGCGGCTTCGTATCAGCTTCCGACGGTTGCTGCTCTCGAAGTCGGCATTCCTTCGGCGTCTAGTGTTGGCGATGCGTTTGACTTTTCGGTCATGAATGTCGACGGTTCGGGCACCGGCGTTATCACGCTGACGACCAATACTGGCTGGACGCTGGTGGGTCTGATGACTGTGGTGGCCACGGCCGGCACGTCGCAGATGTTCCGCGCCCGCAAGACGGGTTCCGGCACTTGGACGCTGTATCGTCTCGGCTAATCACAGGAGAAGGCAATGCCTAATACGAAAGCTATCGGCGTTGCCTTCTCTGATCCTGAGCTTGTAAGTGGCACGACCATTTCAGGCGCAGCGATCAGCGGAGGCACTACGCTGGATTCAACCTCCAAGGTTGCGTCCAACATTGCCAGCGGCTTGTCCATGAGCCAGCAGGGCGCGACGATTGCCGTTACTACCGCAGGCACAAATGATGTTTTTATGATCGCACCGGCTGCGGGCGTGCTGACATCGGCGTTGTTCTCGGGCGTTGACGCGCTGACGGCAAACGACACCAACTATATCACTTTTGGTATCACCAACCTTGGTCAGGCTGGCTCGGGAACGGCAGCTATGCTAGCGGCGACCGACGTCAACACGACCAAGGCGACCGGCGGCACTGGGCTTGCCGCAAATACTGTGCGTTCGCTTACGCTCAACGGCACGGCCGCCAATCTAGTGGTTGCGGCTGGCGACCGTATCCGCATCCGCGCGACGGTTTCTGGAACGCTTGCTAATACGGTGACGTTCCCAGTTTACAGACTGACGTTTACTGTCGCTTAATTCAATCTTACGGGCGGGCTACGGCCCGCCTGGCCCTTACCATAGGTGTAAAATGGCTGTAATATATCTGCGCCATCCGGTTCACGGTCTTAAAGTCGCGTCTATGGATTTAGAGGCTGATGCTGACCGCGAAAACGGCTGGACTGACTATGACCCATGCGAGATGACGCCCGCAACGGACAATGCTATAACCCGAAGACGCGGACGCAGACCAAAGGCTGATTATGAGACTGATTTACGCTCTTCTTGCGGTTCTGATCCCTCAGATAGCGCAGTCACAAACATATTCACAGATGCAATGGGGCATGAATAATGCGGCCAATCCTTATGGAATTGGCATAAAACTTGGCACCTCTTGGTTTGATGTTGGCAGCATATCCTCGACAGGAAATCTGTCTTGGGTAAGTGTTCAGGACAATGTCGCTGGCGGGTCTTATTTTGGTGTGCCGAACGCTAAATTTGACGGCGTGACCGATGACACTGCGGCCATTAATTCGCGTATCTCAAATATCAATACCGCCGGAGGCGGCACGCTCTATCTCCCGTCCGGCACCGCCTATCTGGCGTCACCTATTCTTTTGAAAAGCCACGTTAAGATTGTCGGCGCGAGCAATGGCACGACGTTTTCTTGTGTGGGTGTTTGCGTTGGGCAGGCTAGCAACAGCTTTGTCTCGCAAGCGCAATTAATAAATGTTAATCTTTCCATGCGTGCGGGCAATACCAGCGACGCCATTCTCTTAACTTCAGTTCAAGACACCGAAATTGGCGGAATCAAAGTCTTTGGTTCCGGTTTTCGTTCTGTATTGAGCATTATATCGGCCGCCGCCACCGGCGGCACGGATAATATAGGCGGCAATACTATATTCAATACGTTTCGCGATATTGACGCTTGGGGCGCGCTGTCAACTTATGGAGTTTATGTAGCTGGTCGATACGGGACTTCCGCGCCACTCCCGGCGCAAGTCGCGACAGTAAATGAATTTCGAAATATCAAAGTTTATGCCACAAACGCTTGTTTCGACTTTGTAAAAGCTGCTGACAGCAATACAATATACAACCCTACATGCCGATTAGGCCAGACAGGCGGCCGCGCGTATGTTGATGCAGACGACCCGGCGTATTCCGGCGTCAATAACTATGTTAATAATCAGCGTTATTATGCGCCTATTATTAGTGTCGCCACTGTTGGCGCTTACACGTATTTTACAGGAAACTGGACCTTTGGTGTAGAAGTCTACGGACTGCTTCAAGATGTGAACCCTGTCACAAACACCATTACGCCCGTAAATTACGGAACGGCTTCGTCATATTGTATACGCGGTCAAAATATCCGTTCTGAAGGCGTCGTTTCGAACGGTAATCTTTTGCTCGGCGATTACTGTAAAGGCTATTACGGAAAAGATAGCTGGATAAACACGGCTGTCTCAGAAGGATTTAATGTCGCTAATACGGTGACAAGCCCTTATAATTATCTTCTGCTACAGCCAGCAACAGAACTGACTCAAGGGACTATTAATCTTCCTTGTGGAAGCCCCGACAGCGCTCTTTTTGCTGTTAACACATTGAAATTAATCACTAGAGTGACTCTAACGCCTTGTTCGGGCGATAATATATCTATTGGCGCCAATCCGTTCCGGTTGGCCGCAAACCAGACAATAAAAATAAAATATCTTGAATCTAGCGGATTTTGGGTTTCGGATTCTGACCCTCCTTCAATAAACGGGAACTTACTTGATTACGTGCCGACCACTGGATTTTCGCTTACTTCGGCAGCGATAGCCGAATACAGTTTTTTGCTTATTAATCCGGTGACGGACTTAGCATCCGGCACAGTTAATCTTCCCTGTAACCGCGACGACAGCGACGAATTTACAATTAGCACGCTGAAACGCATTACTGCATTGACCATTACGGGATGCGCTAGCCCTGCGGACTCTGTGCAGATAGGCACCGGCAAGAATCCATTTTGGATTGATGCTGGCGGCACAGTGACGCTCACTTACGTCAAGGCAAGCTCCACTTGGGTGCCGAAAAACACATCGTCCAATCTCGGCGTCTTAGCTGTAGCAGGCGGCGGCACAGGGCTGTCGCAAGGCACTTCGGGTGGCGTCCCATATTTTTCCGGCTCGTCAACATTGGCGTCTTCGGCGGCCTTGGGGGCTACTCAAGTTGTTTTAGGCGGCGGCGCGGGGGCTGCGCCATACACAGTATCTTCTTTTACTTCAGACAATTCGGGTAATGTCGCCGCTACGTCCCTGAGCGCAACAACGCGTGTCGTTGTGGCAGCGTCTCTTCCTACGATTAGTTCTTGCGGGACATCGCCGCCAGCCGCGACGGCGGGTAGCAGCAATAACGCCGGACAGTTTACACTAGGAACGGCTACACCCACGGCTTGCACCATCACCTTTGCAGCGGCGTACGCAACCCACGCTTACTGCACAGTTACGCCGGCGAGCAATTATACAGGAACCTATTACATAAGCTCGCAGAGTAATACGTCGTTTACAGTGACGTTAGGCACAGGCACAGATAGCGTCGTCTTCAACTATACATGTTTCGGGAACTAACCGTATGACCCGCGAAATGGCTCGTGCCCTTTGTGAAGCAGGTTACATAAGCATAGTGGATTATATCGCGTTATGCCATGAAAAGGGCTGGGCATGATAACCACTGTCACCAAACAACAGCTTTTTACGGCTTTGGCGAATGTGTCTGAGATGGACGCAGCCTATCAAGGCGTATCGGCTGACGCAAACTATCCTGATTGGATAGAGTTTAATTCGGCCAAAATAGTGCAAGTTGGCGATCCGTTGTATGTTCAAATTCAACTGGCGTTGGGCTATACGTCCGCGCAAATGTTGACTCTTTTTGACGCCGCTGTGCAGGTGCCCGTATGACGACCGTGACGCGACAACAGTATTTTACCGCTTTGGCTCAGCTAGGCGACATGAACCTGTTGTTTCAGGCTGTGCCGGCGGATGCTAATACGGACGACTGGATTGAGTTCTGGGCCGCCGAATATATTACTTCGGGCGATCCTATTGCTGTTCTGACGCAGTCGTCGCAGAGCTGGACGGACGGTCAAATGATCGCGCTGTTCAACGCAGCGCTGAATGTGCCTGTCGTCGTTCCGTCCACGTCTAATACCAATACGTCTTCCGTTGCTCATCTTATAAATGGCTCGCTTCGGCTTCTTGGCGTTCTGGCGGAGGGCGAAACACCGTCCGCCGAGACCGCAAACGACGCGCTTATCGCGTTTCAGCAAATGGTCGATAGCTGGAATACCGAGCGTTTGGCAGTGTTTTCCACGCAAGATCAGGTGTTTAACTGGCCGTCCGGGGAGCTGTTTCGCACGCTCGGGCCGTCGGGAGACTTTGTCGGCAACCGCCCTGTCCTGCTGGATGACTCGACCTATTTCCGCGACCCGCAGACCAATGTCTCTTACGGCATCAAGTTCATTAATCAGCAGCAGTATAACGGCATCGCCGTCAAGACCGTGACCAGCACCTACCCACAAGTCATATTTGTAAACAATACTTATCCTGATATTGAGATGTATGTCTACCCAAAGCCGTTGCGGCTTTTGGAGTGGCATTTCATTTCAGTCAACGAACTTACCAAACCGGCGAATCTTGGCACGACGCTCGCGTTTCCGCCGGGCTATCTCAGGGCCATGCGCTACAATCTGGCCTGCGAACTCGCCCCGGAATTTGGCATTGAGCCATCTGCACAGGTGCAGCGGATTGCCATGTATAGCAAGCGCAATCTGAAGCGTATCAATAATCCTGATGATATTATGGCGCTACCTTACAGCATCGTCGGCACGCGCCAGCGCTATAACATTTACGCAGGTAATTTTTGATGCAGACGCCCATCCTTGGCTCCAGCTACGTCGCCCGCAGTGTCAACGCTGCGGATAACAGGATGGTCAATCTTTTTCCCGAAATTGTATCAGATGGCGGCAAACAGCCGGCATATCTTCAGCGCGCGCCGGGGCTTCGAGAACTTCTGCAATTTCCGACTGGTCCTGTTCGGGGGCTGTGGACATTTGGCGACTACGCTTATGCAGTAGCCGGGACGCGTTTTTATCAGATCGACTCTAACTGGAACTTCGTGGATAAGGGCGGCGTCCCCGGTTCCAATCCGGTTAATATGGTGGACAACGGCACGCAGTTGTTCATTGCTGACGGCGCTACCGGCTATATTTACAACGCCAATACGGATGTGTTCGCCCAGATCACAGACCCTGACTTTTATGGCGCAGTGGGCGTTGGGTTCATTGACGGCTATTTTGTCTTCAACCAGCCCAACAGCCAGAAATTCTGGGTGACTACCCTCTATGACGGGTCTTCTGTCGACCCGTTGGACTTCGCCAGCGCCGAAGGTTCGCCCGACAATCTCGTCACACTGATCGTTGATCACCGCGAAGTCTGGCTGTTTGGAACCAACTCCATCGAGGTCTGGTATAATGCCGGTCTTCCCGACTTTCCGTTGGCGCGTATTCAAGGCGCGTTCAACGAAATCGGCTGTCAGGCGGCCTATTCGGTCGCCAAACTAGATAACGCCTTGTTTTGGCTGGGGAAAGACGCTCGCGGTAACGGCATCGTCTATAAATCCAAAGGCTACACGGGCGAGCGTATTTCAACGCACGCCGTCGAGTGGCAGATACAGCAATACACGACGCTTGCCGATGCCGTGGCCTACACATACCAGCAGGACGGTCACGCCTTCTATGTGCTGAACTTTCCGACTGCTAACACGACCTGGGTGTATGATGTCTCAACCGGCGTCTGGCATGAGCGCGCCGGCTGGGAGAATAACCAGTTCACGCGGCATCGCGGGCAATGCCAGATGAACTTTGCCGATGAGATTGTCATTGGCGATTATGTAGCCGGCGTCCTCTACGCTTACGACATGAATGTCTATGTCGAGGCCAATACGGTCCAGAAGTGGCTCCGGTCGTGGCGGGCGCTTCCTACCGGACAAAACGACCTCAAACGAACGGCGCAGCATAGCCTTCAGCTAGACTGTGAGTCGGGCGTTGGACTATCCAACGGGCAGGGCAGTAATCCGCAAGTTATGCTGCGATGGTCCGACGACGGCGGCCACACATGGTCAAATGAGCATTGGAAATCAATGGGTAAGGCCGGCGAATACGGCAAGCGCGTTATTTGGCGGCGGCTGGGCATGACTCAAAAGATACGTGACCGCGTATATGAGGTGTCTGGCACAGACCCGGTCAAGATAGCGATTGTTGGCGCGGAGCTAATCTTGAGCCCGACCAATGCGTGAGAACACGACGCAAATCCCCGCCTCGCGTGTTCCGATCACGTTTACGGAACTTATCTCGCGTGAGTGGTATCGGTTCCTCTACAATATCTTTGCGATCCTCGGGAGCGGGTCGCTAAGATTTGGCGCGTTCCATAGCAGCGTGTCCCAACCGCTCGTCGCGGCCAACGTCGCGCAGACTATCACTTACAGCGCCACGGACATCTCAGCAGGCGTGTATGTTGGAACGCCAACGTCCAGGCTGTATGTGGATAGGCCGGGCGCGTATAACTTTCAGTTTTCTTTACAATTAATTAGCCGAAATACGGCGACTAAATTTGTCTATATATGGGCGCGAATTAACGGCACGGACGTCCCTGATTCCGCCACCAAAATCACCATGCAGGGCAATAACGACGCTTATGTTGCCGCGTGGAATTTTGTGCTAAGAATGAACACTGGGGATTATTTTGAACTCATGTGGTCTGGAAGTAATCCTAACATAGAAATACTGGCTGAAGCGGCAGCGCCGCCATATCCCGGTATCCCCTCGGTCCTTATGACCGTATCATGCAACATAGGTGAATAATGGCGGTCCTTACACCAGCCCCCAAGATGCAGTTCTTCGACATCAATGGCGAGCCTTTGGTGGGCGGGAAAGTCTATACTTATGAGGCCGGCACGACGACGGGGTTGGCGACATACGCGGACAGTAGCGGCACGTCAGTCAATCCGAATCCGGTTATCCTGAACGCGCGGGGCGAAGCTCCGATATGGCTCGGCGCGAGCATTTATAAGTTTAGGCTTACCGACGCCAACGACGTAGAAATTTGGACGGTAGATTACATTTCCGCGCCAATTTCGGGCGTCTCTCCCGTGCTTTCGGGAAATGTCGTTATTGACTCCAACTCATCCAATCCGGCGCTGAAGATCACCCAGACAGGGTTTGGCTTGGCGCTGCGCGTCCAAGACGCCGTCGACCCTGACCTCACGCCCTTCGCTATTGATTCGAACGGCAACGTGGGCATCGGCACCGCTAG